AAGAGCACAACGGTTCATTCCTTCCAGATTGCGATAAGTCCTAGACATAGAGTTAATCCTCAATCACATTAATATTCTATCAGGTTTTATTCTTTTCTGCAAGTTCTTCCATCAGTTCTTTAGCCATCTTCATAGACCTTCTCCATATAAAGTAACGAACAATGGGATTTGCTGGAGAATTCTGCACCCACCATTTGACTTTTTCATATTGTACTCTTGCTAGTTGGGTTAGCATATAGAACCCCTTTGCGATGGATGGATCTGTAACTATCAAATAAGCAATACAAAAGAATATTGTTAGATATATGTAATTTGGATTCATTTTCTAAGTGTTTTGAGATAGTCCAGAACTTGATCGCGCACAGTCATCAACTCATTAAAACACTTTTGTTCATGTGCAATTTGACGTAATTCGTGATCTGGTTTATGAACACTTTCAATAAAGAGATCCAATCCACGGTTCCATTTATCTTCATGAGTTTCATTTTCCATCTTTTTTAATAATCACAGGACAAAAAGGAATAGTTTTGCGGATTTCGTGGACTATTTCAGTTTTCTGAAGTTCAGTTAATCCAACAACTTTAGTAATACGTTGAATGATACTCACCGCTTGAGAGCAAGATATAGTTGCAGTAAGTAGTAGAGTACCCATAGGGTCTCTCCGTTATTAGTGGTATTTATCCACCAAATCCTTTGGTCTTAACCTTCTTTTTATCTTTGACGATTATAAGATCCAAAAAATCTGGAATTTGGGCATGGACGAACCAATACCCCTGAGCGTCCTCCCAGTTCTCAAAAAATTGCTTTTTACCATTTTTCAAGACGATTTCGTAGTTATGTCTATCATAAGGGGCATCAGATGTGCAGGAAAATGTAAAACTCATAGGAATTCATCCAAATTTGAGACAGATTTGCCCTTAATTGCCTTCTGAATATAAGATTTAGCAGTCTGATAGTTGTTGGCAGTATGAACCTGATGCCCCTTGTGAATGATCACGAATTTGGATCCCCACGGCACCGCTGCCCATTCCCCGTTCTTGGTCACATACCCGTTTGGGTCTCCTGGTTTGGGATTTAGGAGAGTTTCATTTTGAGTATTCATCCGAATACAGCAGTTACACCAACAATTTTAGCACTAGGATTTCGTGCTAAAGCAGTACGTCTAGCATCTTCATAATCCTTTGCTTCAACAATCTCATCGAAGACTTTACCAGCAACATAGAGTTGAACTTTACAGCGCATTAAAATTACCCCTCACTTAAGGAAAAAACGAATGATCTTATAGATTGTCCAGATACCCAAGATACCTAAGGCAATCCAGAAAAGTGCTACTACAATATTCCAGTAGGTCGTAACAACCCAGATTCCACCAATAAGTAGTGCCAGACCAATAACTCCACCACCATCACTACTGCTGCTAGAACTACCACCACTTCTATTTACCTGGCGCAGATTGATAATTTGCTCTGCACCATAAATCCTCCGCAGTTGTTCCATAGCACCGTGACTGGTGTTAGAATCAACCTCACAGTTCTGATAACCAGAACTAGAACCAAGCCAACATTTAGCAGTCCAACGTGCCATTTGAAAGTACCTCCAAAATGAATAGTTAAAGAATCAGCGGCGCACAACGCTGATGGCAGGTTGCCCCTGATTGAACACGGTATCTACAACCGCCTGAACCGCCTTAGCGGTGCTCACACCCACGTTAGAGAACACGGGGATACAAACCAACCCAAACGATTTGGTGTAGGTCTCAAGGGCACCAGGAGCGATCTTACCGCTCTGCAGTCCAGCAGCATCGTCCTTGTGAAGGCGAATCACACGACCGATGGTTTGAGAAATACCGATGTAGTCCATAGAGCGCATAAACAGCACCGCTTCCAGACCAGAAACGTTGATACCTTCGGACAGAATACTGTGGTGAAGAACAACGAACTTTTTGTCATCATCCTTACCCCAGGCAGAGAGAGTGTCAAAGAACACCTCACGATTGACCTTCTTACCATCAATCACGGCACCAGTCTTGGCAGTGATATACATCCAAGAGAAACCACGCTCCTCAAGTTGCTGACAGAAATCAGTTTGAGAAACCAGATTGATGATCTGTTTGGTTGCCTTGGAGCAGATCAGCACCTTACCAACCTCTTGCTCGTCAATAGTGGCAAGCATATTCTCACAATCAACATCGGCAACCAATTGCCCCTTGGAGAGCATCTCAAACTGCTTCACCACAACCTTAGGAGGAACAATGAAACCACCCTGAACCAGTTCAGGAGCGGGAACATTACAGATCACTTGACCATACACAGAACCATCATTCATTCCAGGTTTGGAAATAGTGACAGAATGCTTAGGAGTAGCAGTGAAGAAATAGCAGCGGTCAGCAGTAGCAGAGAAATGCTCTGTGGCAGGGAAGAAATGACGCTGAACAGAGTTGTGTGCCTCATCGAAGTAGATGGTATTAACGTGAATATCTGCCTGCTGCAGGCGCTGCAGGGAGTTGTAGGTGGTGAAGATCAGTTTGTTACCACGAGTCTGATAAACCCAATTGCGGATCTCACTGGGGCGAGTCGTGCTCTGGTGATGAGTCTCACCGCTATGAACGTGCAGAACAGAAGCATTGGTGATAAACTCCAGAAACTCACTGGACAGTTGCTCTGCCAGGAGGATGCGCGGTGCCACCACCACGATCAGAGTCTCGCCGTAGTTGTTGTCAAACTGATGCTTGGCATCAAAGATAGCAACGTTGGTCTTGCCACCACCAGTCGGGATAATCACCTGACCGATGCGATACTTGGCAAGAGCATCAAGAGCACGTTGTTGGTGGGGACGAAGTTGGAACATCGTTTTGCGTTTCAATACAGATATTATACAGCACAAAACAAGGGGACCGAAGGACCCTTGTGCCAGTTCGTCAAGTGTCCTAGATTAAATTAGATTTCCTGATATGGATATTCTATATCCATCGCTAGTAGAAAATGGATGAACGCAGTGTGATAGTGATGCTGGAAACAGAATTATTTTTTTCTCCCAGTCTTGATCAACATATGCAGTGTCAATACTCACTCTTCCAAGAATGTTTGTATAGACAAATTGAAATGTTGATGCCACCTTTGCATTTGAATCTTTTACATGAGGAGCATTTAGTTCATCATTAAGATGATATGGAATTTTTAACCAACATACAAAACTGAATGTTCCGCTATGATGATGAACTGGATTAAACTCATTTTTCTGTTGAAAATTAATCCATAATTGATCAAGTTTGAAGTCTTCTTCCTTATGAAACCAATTCCAATAACTAGTATATTCCTTACACATATCATTAAGAAATGGTTCTAATACGGATACGGATCTCGTAAGCTTATATTGCTTTTCCATATTACCTACTAGACCTTCACCCCATCTCTCATGAGAACTCCAATTTGATTGAATCTCGTGAGATTCTTTCATAATAGATGAATAAACTTCATCTGGTATGGTTGAAAGAGTAATACCAGGATTCGGTAGAGATATATGATTATATTGGGATTTATGTATCATAATTAGCTATAATTAATCTTCAAACCAGACAAAGGTAGTCTAGCAGTATTTTACATTATTGTCAAGTAGTTGATTATGATATTTCAATCGCATATATTTGAGATGTTGCACTTGTAATTCCCGGTGATCCAGATACATCTAATCCACTATTAGAATAGAAAGTTCCATTAACATTTGCAAATCCTTCAGTATAATATGTTACAACTCCTGTTGCTTGATGCTCGTCAATAATTTGAATTGATGCTATTTGAGATCCCCAGACATCACCACCTACACCAATACCACCAAGTGTATTAGATCCTGGATTATAAAGACTTTCTGTTCCAAGACCAGCATTTCTACAAATTCTTATTCCACCAGATTTATCTTCAAATGCAATTGGTTGATTAACTAATATTAAAATTTTACTATCTAATGATGTTGGAGTAACGTCTATACTTAACCCAGTTGGTTGCCATATAGTATCGTGTGTAGTTGATATTGTATAACGTTGACTAACTATTTGGATTATTTTTCCAGATAATGGTAAATCCGATAGATTTTTCCAATCTATTTGCGATCCTGTAGAAGTTAATACTTGATTAGATGATCCTACTTCATTATCCTTATCTCTAATCGAATTAATTGATGCTGTACTGATTGAGACCGTACTAATTGTAGAAACACCAGATACAGATATGCCGTTTGTTACTGTTAAAATTCCACTGATTCTAGAATTATTTGTTGCGGATAATACTCCAACTGTTACAACACCACTAATATTGACATCTCCAACAACAGACAATCTACTACTGGGTGAAGACGAATTAATTCCAAGATTACCAGAACTCGATAAAGTCATGATTTTGGAAATTCCAGACTTAAACCAGTTAAATGATCCAGTTCCAGATCCACCGGGATTTAAATAGAAGTTTAAATTTCCAGTGTCATAGTTAATAATATCTACAGATTGTTGAGTACTATCTGGATATGATCCACTGGTATTTCCAAATCTTAATTGACCATTAGTAGAATTAGAAGTTATATTTACGCTTCTTCCAAATGTAATTGTCGAAGAATTTGAACCATCACTTGTAAGTTGAATAGAAGAAATTCCAGACTTACGAACATGAATCTGAGAATTTGGATTTTGCGTACCAACACCAAGATTTCCAGAAACATGAAGTGTTGTAGAAACAGTAGAAATTCCAGAAGATGAAAACCCACTATTGATAGAATTAACTTGAATATTTGCAGTAGGTGTGATAGAATTTGCTACAGAAGCAGTTCCTGTTAAATTTCCAAAGAATGAAGTAGTGGCTGTAATTATTCCAACACTAATATTTGGTAACCTAGCATTATCAATCGTTCCAGATAGATTAGATGCATCTAAATCCCCAGAAATTGTGAGTGCTGATAATTGACCAGTGATGCAAGAAATATTTCCAGTGGAAAAAATATTACCAGTAGAAGACTCAAAATATATACCTTCACCACTATTTGGGCTTCCAATTTGTAAAGAATATTGTGGATTTGTTGTTCCTATACCAACCTTGAATGAAGTAAAAATTCCAGAATTTGCAGAATCAATGTACCAACCATCAGTTGCAACAGCATAAAATCCAGTAAGTCCGGCAGCACTTCCGTAAAATGTTGTTGCAGTAAGAGCGCCCGAAACAAATACATCACCTGTAATATTTGCTCTATTTCTTACTGTCAATACGCCAACATTTGCGGATTGATTAGCGTAAATATTATTTGATGTTGTAAGTCCAGTAACTCTAGTATCACCATAAACACTCAGTAAATAATCTGATGCATTTGTGGTTCCGATTCCCACCAAACCATTTTCATTTATTATAAAATTATCAGTATCTACCTGAACACCGTTTCTAAAACTAAATGACTTTCTATAATTTGCCATCTTATTTTGGTCTTTTAATTATTTATTTAATTATCGTAAAATTTAATATTAAATGCTATGGATATTCTATCTTCTTCACTTTCATTTAGTCCAACTTTGTGGCAAATGTTAGAGGGAAACAAAACAATCTCCCCCTCAACTGGAGAAAAGAAATATTTTTGTGAAAAAAGAAATTTACTTTTAGTTTCATGATTCAAGCACATTAACCAAGGATCATGAACAAATTCATTTGGATTATTAAATATTAAATTTCCACAATTATTATGTGTTTTTATCCATAAACAACCTGACATATCTGATCCAGGATGCGTGTGCCAATCATTCATAGAATTTTTGGGATTTACATTCGCCCAACAACTCATGATGTTTATTGATGTTTTTTCATTAAAAAAAGGACTGCATGATTTATTTAAATAATTTAAGATAAAATCAATATATTTTTTAAATTGATTGTTCAATTGCAAATTAACATCAGAATGCCAACCACCAACATTAGATCTTATAATTCCGATATTATCTTTTTTTTGTTCAGAGTATATAAAATTAATCAAATCATCTTTTATATTTAAAAATTCTGGATTTGTATTAACTTTAATGACCGGAGATGGAAATAAAGGTAAAAATTCAATCATAAAAATTGTTTGGTAATAGAATTTTTACTGACAGACTCAAAGGAATTACTTGAACAAAAACTAAATGCAAGTGTAGTTCTCAAACAATCTGTAGTTTCATTAGGAGATGAACCATAATGATGCCAATTTGATGGTATTAAACATCCGGTATTTGGAATATATGGCACATACTTGTATTCCTTATTTATTGGATCAAAACATACAAATTCTCCACCCCACTGAGTGTTCCAATTCATTGAAGAAAATAAAATAAAAGTCCAAACATCGTCTTCATCAAAATCTATATGAAAATTAGATGTTTGTCCAAAAGTGCTTCCATTACTGTGTGCTCGGATAAAAAATATATCTTTGTTTAAATATTTTTTTATCTTTAATTTTATAATTGAAGCACATTCAAACATAATTAATTGAGTATTTCGATCATTAAGTTTCCACGCTTTTCTTTCATTTCCTAAACCTCCATCAGAATAATTAGTAAGTTGCCATCCAGCATATCTAAATTCATCATTTATTGATAAAAAAGTTTTAATTGGTAAAACATTTTTTATGATAATTGGAAAATTGTGCATTTTTAGATCAAAATTAAATTAATATTATCAAATCAAGATTGAATATCAAACTGTTCTTATGATATAGTAAAGTGCCCTATATGGAGGTAAATTGGCATCATTACCTGATTCACCAGTAGAATTAATTGAGATGCCAGTAGTATTAATAGCAGTACTTCTATTTGCGAAGGTATTTGAGTTATGTAAACGCTCTCCTTCAGAACCATATCTGGATCCAGAAAGAACTCCGAAAAAGTCGGCATATGTATGTTGATGTCCAGGATCAGTGATTCCGTGTGTATGTGATACAACAATTGAGTCTTTAGAACCTCCAGTTTGATTCAATGTATATGGACCTCCAATACCAATTATAAAGCGTTCTCTCAAATCTGGAACATTAAATGTTGTTACTGCTGCAGGTTGATCTGTTACACCTACTTGATAAGCTGTACCACCATAGGTATTGCTAATAATTTCATGCAATTCTTTATATGTATAAGTATTGAGCGATCTTCCATCACAAAGTGTCCAAGTTTCTGTTGGCCATGTATCGACTCCACCTGGCCAAATCATAATACTTCCAACAGGACTAATGTTAGGAACATCAAGATAATTTGCACTAATTCTTCCAGAATTTGTTGCAGAACCTGCACCAGAAGTTGTAAGATCTAAATTACCTTTAATTGTAGTATTAGTCTGAATTGCAACAGTGCTTCCAGTTGTGGCATTTAGAGTTAAGTTTCCTGTGGCAGTATCGATAGTATTGTCATTTGTTTGAGCAATTCTTACTTCACCAATATGTGCATCACTAAATGGTTTAGATGCTGTTCCAAGATATGCACCTTCATCAGTATCTGGAACAATCCCAGTATTTACTGTCATTTCTCCAGAAACTTGTAAGGTTCCTGAAACATTTGCATTATTAGTGATAGTTAAAGAATCAGATACTGATATATCACCACTAACAGATAAATCACCATCAATTGTTACATTATCATTGACTTTAATTTCATTATTGAAAGTAACTGGACCATCAAACTGTGACAGAATTGTAGATGAGTTACCACCTTCAACTAATAATCTTTCTTTAATTACAACTTCATCAAAGATAACACTAGATCTAGATGGATCTTCTCCGGTAATGGTGGGAATTGGAATATCAAATGTTTTTTGTGTTCCTGAAGATGATGAATATTTTGTGTTTCCAATAAAGAAGTCACCATCAGAACTCATTCCAGTATAAACAACAATTCCCCCAGATCTTTCCTGAGATTGTGCAAGAAAATCTTCTCTTTCTGTTAGAGTTTTAACTTGAATTTGAGGAAGACCTGTTGAATAGTTTCCAGGACCATATCCAAGATATTCAAAAGTATGACCAGAAGCACGAGATATTGATGGTCTCCTCAGTTCAATAGGAATTGGTTTAATTTTTTTAATTAAAGAACCACTAGAATGTGATTGTGTTTTAGTTCCCAGTACCCCTCTAATTACATTAAGTCTATTATTACTTACTCCAGTGAGAGAATTTATAGAAACTCTCATAATTTCTTCATCAACTTGAATGTAAGATCCTAATGGGAATCTTGACATTGTTCCAATTCCAGAATATGGAAGGGAAACTTGGAAATCAGTTTCTGTATCAATGTTCTGAGAAAGAATTAAAATTTCATTATCAAAAGGAGTGGATCCTCTTACAGATATATTTTCTTGAGTCTTATCGGAAATTGCATTTGTTGCGGAATATCCATTTCTTACAATATATCTTGCACCGGTCAATGATTGATTTGTTGTAGCATTAAATGTATTAACTCCTACTTTTTCTGCAACAAAAAATTGACCAAGATTAGCACCTGAAGAATTAAGAATAGTAAATTTATTACCCAGTAACAATCCGTGAGGTATAGGAGAAGTTACAAATGTAGTAATTCCAGTTGTTGAATTGTAAGAGCTAGATAAAATCTCTAAAGATGGTCCATTGTTTATAACATATTGACCAACAACTGGAATTGGATCACCAGTTGTAATTGCAAATGCAACTTTAGTAGTTGATGGAATTTGAGTAATTCTAGTGTGAATATCATCTACTGTTCCCTTTCCAGTAATCTGAATACTATTACCTATAGCACTAGAAATCCCGGCATTTGTAATTTGAATTGTGGCATCTGTTGATCCACCAATATCATTAATGTCAAAATAAAGTGTTCCTGCAGTGTATGCCGATCCTCTAGAAATAATTTCTGCTGAAGTTACAGATCCTCCAGAAACAATTACTTTTGATGTAGCACCATTCCAACTTGTAAGACTAGAATTATTAAATAATTTTACATTAAAATATGTACCATTATTATGTCCTGTTCCACCAACTAAATTAGTAAATGTTGTGATTCCATTTAAACCGTGCTCTCTATCAAAAGTTAGAGTTGCAACACCAACACTCCCACTAAATGATGTAACTACATTGGATACTTTTAATCCATAACCAAAAGTTTGAGCAATAGAATCAACTGTTTCTCTTGTTACACTCTTCTTAAGATCATTGGTTACAACTTCACCTAAAGGACTTCTTTTTGCAAATGTTTTTGATGCATAAGGATTATCATCAACATTATCTTTATCAAATTGTGGATATAAATCTGTAATATTTTGCGAATACTTTAGGTTAGTGAATTCACTTGAGATTGCATTGTCTGAATTTAAAACATATAAATGATAAATTCCATCTTGAACATTTTCAATGTATTCCGAAATTACGTCTGATCTATAAATGAAGTAATTTCTTTTTAAATCATTTCTTTCAAATCTTGGTAAAGATGTGTTTCTAATAGAAAGGTCATTGGTAAATGTTCCCGGATTTCTAGTTACTCCAAAAATATCAGTCAAACCTTCAGAATATAAGAATATTTTATCGGAAATTACATTAACAACCTTAAATGATCCATTATATCCTTCATTATTTAATGCATTTGTATTATTTGTACTTGAAACGTTCAATACATTAATAATATCTCCAACCACTAAATTGTGGGGAGTTTCACTTACCGCAGATATTGCAGATCCTACAACAGAACATTTACTTAATATTCTTAAATTCTTATTGAATATTAGGTCTGATGAACTAATTGTTTGTGTAGTTGTGTATCCATCACTTCCAATACCAGTTGAACTAGATTCCTGAATTATATACCCATCTTCAGGATTTCTTGAATTATTTGCTTGTTGTGGAATAACATATCGAACCTTATATAATTTTTCATCAAGACTTCTTTTATCTTCTATTCTTTTCACATAAGATACTGGTGTTCTTTCACCTATTCCAGATACACCCTGAGATAGAATCTCACTATAAATTGTACTATCTGAATTTGTATGTATATACCAATTACCTATATTTGTGTCATATTGAATAGAATGTCCAATATCTCCAGCAATCTTATCCGATGATCTACTAACAATTTTTAGATTAGTTCCCCCATAAACATCGATTGATATTCCAGTATCAGCATTTGTTTTTGATGAAGATAATTTTACTTGATTATTAGATAATCCATTGGTGATTGCATAATATACTGTATTTGTATTAATATTTTCTGGCAAGTCTCCATCATCACTAAATATTCTTATTTTTTCACCATTTCTTAGTCCATGTTGAGAAGTTAGAGTAAAAACATTTGATGATGGTCCTGAAGAAACCCGATATGATTTTTCACTTGTGTTAGTTCCAATAGCAACAGTTCCTGAGAATGAATCTATCATTCTAATTGTTGCTGTTCTTATTGTTCCTGCAAAATTAACTCTTAATAAATCATTTTTTCTACATCCTATTCTATATCCCTGAATAACTGTTGGTGGGACATCATCGAAAGCAGTAAATCCAAAGAGATATAGGTGACTAGATATTCCAGCATTGATTGTTTTCTGAACATCAAATGATACCCAATCAATGTCTAATTCATTATTGGTATCTATAGATCTAGGAGTTATAATTGATGTAATATATCCATTATTATCCTTTTGGAATGAAGACTTTCTAAATCCATCAGATACCAAAGATATTTGTCCAAAATTAGAGTTAGAGTTTGTAATACTTGCATCACCACCACTCTCAACATTAAAGTGAACATTAAATCCAATTGCAAATACGGAAACTATTTGAACAAATGCATCATTGGATATTTTAATATGACTTGGTTCCCATCCTGTTCTGTAAATAGCATCAGAATCTAAGTGATAAATTTGAGAACTGTTTAATGAAGATGATTTAGATGATAATTCTGTAGTTACTTGTTTTGTAATAGATATTCCATTATACGTTCTTGAGCTACGATTATATTTTACAAATGCCCTATCATCTTTTTGAAGAGAAACACCAGTGAATTGTGCAACAACCATTGAACGGAATCCTGATGCCTTGCTGCCATCAGCGTGCATACCATTCATTCCATAAACAGATCTCAATGAACAATTAAATATGTATGGAGATGCTCCAGATACTGTATCTGTTTCAACAGTGACATTTTGAGAAGAAGAAAAACTTGGTGATGCTGGAAGGTTTATTCTAAACGATGGTAATAAAAATGTAAATTGAGTAGAACTCAATACATTTTGGACTTTTGTTGAAACGTTATAATCTTCTACAGAAACTCCACTGATTTTAATTGGTGTTCCTGAAGTTAATTTATGTTCCGTTGCTGTCGTTACAGTTATTTGTGACGTAGGAACAAGTCCATTTCCAGAGATAATATTTGAAATTGCAATAGGATCTTCTGCAAATGCCCCTACAATTTCCCACTCTGGTCTTTGTTTTGCAAATCCGAATTCACTTTCTGGGTATTTGTCAACTTCAAATATTTCTCTACCAGTAGATTGATTATATGCATTAGATAGTTTACTATAATACATATCAAGGTCAGTAATATCATAACCTTGAGGTATATTCACACCATCAGCATATTCAAAACAAGTTAATTTGTGGTGTGAAAATGTTGGTTTAGATTTATTGTTTTCTGAAAAATCAACAGGATCTGTATAAACTAATCCATTTTCATCAGAATCAAAGAAAGAAAGTTGCCAGAAATAACAAGCACCAGTAATTCTAAAAATAGCAGTTTTATTTACATCATCATCTGTTGGATTTGGTACATATTTTGCACGAATTTTTGTTTTTCTTAAATCCAGTCCAACAATTGAAGTTCCTCTTGGTACTACTGCACCACCGTAAATACTATTAAACTTATAGAGAATATTATCGTCTTGAGTTAAATCAAATATAGAATCCTGTGTTAAAGATAATGTAGTAATGGCTGCACTTGTTTCTCCAGTTGGAGATACTGCGGTTGCAGTACCGCTTACATCTTTGATTGCAAATCCTGGACGGTTATCGACAATATACTCTCCAGGAAATAAAAGAATTGTTGTTTTTTCGGTAATATCGTTATTATTTCCTCTAAAATATGAAAATCTTGCAGACTCTAAAAGTGCCCTTTGAATTGTCTTAAAGGGTTTTGTTAGTGAATTTCCAAGATTAGATATACTGTCTGTTGAATCAAGATCATTTGGATTAACATAAAGAATACGACCTTCTGTATTCTTTATAAAATTCTCTAATTTATTAAGAGGCATCGGATTATATTGACCAAAATAATTCTATGTTTTATTTATGAACTCAAATCTTCTTCACCATAGTCAAATTCTAGTTCATCAGGTAAATCTTCAGGGTTCTCTAACTCAACTGGAAAGAAACAAGGATGTGCTTCTTCATCTATCAAATAGAAAGAGTTTTTATATAAATCTTCTGGTTCAAATGTACGATACTTATCTGCCAATCTACATAAGTCTTGATCGTACAAGTGCCCATCTGGTAATTCATCAAAAGTAAAAGGAATCTCGTTGATGAAGTACATTTTCACTATCATACTGCCCTCATTATACCAGCAGTATGCGTGAGTGATTTTATACTTTAAAGACATAGGAGATTTTCCCATATCTTGTATTTATTTTTTATAGGGCGAGGGGGAATCGAACCCCCACGGGAATACTCCCAGCAGATTTTAAGTCTGATACGGCTACCAGTTACGTCACCGCCCCGTGTATGAGACCATTATAACTCATAGAGTCGTAGTGGTCAAGTGCTCCTTGAGGGGATCGAACCCACCTGAGATCGATTATGAGTCGATTGCTTTCACCAGATAGCTAAAGGAGCAGGTAGTCGCCCAGGGTATCGAACCCTGCCAAAGGCCCTAATCTGGGGCAAAGGGCTTATAAGGCCCCTCTGAACACCTGTTCTGACGACCATAAAACCCAGATCAATTTTAGAGGATCTGGAACTCTTTGTCAAGAACCTTCTTCGTGGTCCGTGTATATTCGTATAAGTTCATCATCTGCAGGTATCATAACCGCTGCCTTACCATTCTCATCAACTATTCCTATTTGCTCTCCCATTTCCACTCTCCCAATTAGTTCGTCAAAACGTTCTTGAAATTCTTTCACGGTGAAAACTTCCATTTTTTCCGTTATTTATGCATCAAAAAGGATTACTATAAACTAGAGTATCCTCATCAAGTTTATCTCGCACAACCTCCAAGACATTCATAAACTGATCTACAGTTTCGCATTCAACAACACGCTCTCCACCTTCACTAGAATACAGGTAAAACTTGCGGGCAAGCGTATCAACAACACATTTTGTCAGGACTTCTTCGGCAGGCATCAGGCGTTTCGTTTGATTACCTGAGTATTATAGGGCATTCGGGGTAGGGTGTCAAGGGGTTTCCCCCTCAACCAACAATATTATATCTGTATTTGAGATCTTCAAATTTTACCTTGACCTCTTCATCAGTGAAAGATTTATTATAAATCTTGACTAAAGATACAGATAAGTTAGAAAATGATGTCTCTTCTGTCCATGAAGCAATTTTAGTACTAGTTGTACTTGCGGTTCCAAGTGGGAAATTCCCATCATAAGTTGCCACTTTATTACCATTAAGATATAAAGTAGTATTTGTTGTGGAATTTCTAACGATAAATGCTTGATTCCAAGATCCAATTGAAACTTCAGATCCAATTAAATGCGTAGTACTCACACCAGTTTGTGATGTAGTGTAAATTAATTTATTGGTTGAAATTCCAGCAAATATACCACTTTGTCCATAAGAAACACTCAACATATGAGTTGTTGTAGAACTTGCATTTACATCTACAATAGTATTTGCATATTGTGTGTAATTTCCAAAATTAAAGGAAGTAGAAATATTATCAGAATTAATTGATGGTGGATTAATATACACACTTCCAATTCCAATCTGTGTAACTACAGTTTCTTCATCAATAACTTCAGAAATTGGTTGAATGTATTGACCGACTTTAATGTTATTTGTTGAAATTCCAGTAATAATGTCATAAACTGCTGTAATTGTTCCTGCAGCAGAGACAACAGTATTGAAAGATTTCAAAGGTGGTCCAGATATATTAAACCAAGTTTCAATTGCCCATACATTACCATCTCCTAAAATATTAGATGTTTTAATTTTAGTTTGTGCATATTGATCAACACCATTGAATGTAAGTAATCCATTATCTGAATAATCATAAGATGCTGGTGAAGAAATCGGATATAAAACTGCATTATTTCCATTACCACTCAAATCAAACCAATTTGTTCCTATTCCAGTGTAGGAATCTGGAGATGCAACATCAAGATTTAAAACAATATTTTCATTTATGACATTAAAACTAGAATCATATGATAAGATCGAAGAAATTACGGATATATTTTTAGAACTTCTTTTTTCTATTTGATCTTTTGTTCTGTTTAATCCCCAGGCAGAAAGTTCTTTTTCACTTTTATTATCTTTAATTATATTCAAATTTCCTCTTAATGAATCTCTTTCCTTTCTCAATTCAATAATTTCATCATATAAAACAGAAATACTATTTGCAATAGCAACGCATCTTGATGGAGTTACTGATGTATTCTTTGCATTTGGAGAATTTCCTGCACCATCATAATATCTGTAAGGGAAAATTGATACTATTCTCTCTTGATGATCAGACTCTTGATCTGATATATCAAATCTACCTTTTCCAATATATGCAGCACTTCCATCGGTTAATAATCCGGTTATAGATCCATCTTTATTTTTATAAACAACCTTATCTGGTAAGTTTTTATAACCATATCCAGAGTAAATAGGTGTAAGTTTATAAATTGAATCTGGCTCAAATGGATTTTCTACGTCATATCTGGCACTTGGTCCAGCCATATAAGGATAAATGCGAAGATTTTCAAGATCTTCTCTCAGGTAAGTGTTTCTACCATAAAAAACTGTAATTGCAGTAGAAGATCCTAAACTATGTGCAATTCCAGGCCAACAATTACCATCCGATGCTTCTGTTGATAAAACAACAATTTCTTGTTTTTTTGAATTAATTTGAGCATTAATGGAAAGAATCTTATCGTCAATTTGCTTGCAGAATTGCTGTAATGAGTCTGAATTTTTTTGAACTTTTTCTCTTAAAAGATTATCAATAGATCCATCAGTAAAATTAGTTTTTTCCTCATATTCAACCTTATTCCAAGAACCGTCAGAATTTTGTGTAACCTGAGTTTTTACAATTGTTTGTGGCGCAACAATATCAGATTGATTTTCTAAACATCCCTCTAATTGCTTTTGCTCATCTTGAAGAATTTCGACAACTCTTGTGCGTAAGTTTTCATCCATTTTCACTTATAAATTCATTTACTTTATTTATTTTGTTTTAATAAATTAATTTCATTCTTAAGTTCTTCAATTTGTTTTTGTTGCTCTTGAACTGCAGAAATTAAAATAGGAACAATTTTTTCATAACGAATCATTTTATAATTTTTATCATACATTGGTTTTTCGCCAATCAAATCGGGGGCAATTTCTTCAACTTCCTGTGCAATTAAACCATATTGCCTCTTGATCTTTCCTGGATATCCATATTCATCATCAGGTTCTCTAAATTCTTTTAGGAATGATGATGGGCATTTATCTTCTCTCCAATCAAATCGCACTGGTTTTAAATTTAAAACAATATTAAGACCTTCATCGAAACGAGTAATATTCTTTTTAAGACGAATATCTGATGTAGAGTCTGGTTCTGTAGAAATTATTCTACCATTATATCTGGCAAAACCTCCAACATCCCATTTAGAACTAAGACTCCAAACATTTGGTGAAACTTCTATAGTTTGAGGAATTACTTTTGATATAAGTGCAGATCCAGAACTATCTAGAGCAGCATAAGATGATCTTAATGCTCCTAATGATATATCTTGACCGGTTTTGGTATCTACTCCAAAAACATTTCTAATTCCATTTAGAACTTCAAGACCAAGTGTATTAATAGAAAGTGGTGAGGTGGGTGATGGACCAACAACAAGTGCAGCAGAAAATGGAGCAGCGATTGATCCACTCCCAAAATGTCCTTTATAAAAAGAAGCAGATCCAGGTTCCCAAAAAGACTTAGGTATATTAAGTGCTTCTCCTAGAGGACCAAGTGTGCTGAATGATGAGCAGGATAAATCTTGAAAATGTGCCATAATTATTTACAAGTGAGTAATAAGTTTTGAATTAAAGATGTCAATCCTGCTGCTGGATCAAGAAAAGAAAGTACAGAAAATGGTTTTACCTCTGTAAGTTCTCCAACAACTTTAACCAATCCTTGCGTTGCTAAATCAATCCCAGATTGACCTCTTAAACACAGAGTGCATCCTCCAAGTGTAACTTTATCATTACTTGCAATTGTGATGGGACCATTTGCTGCGATGTTTATATTTCCTTGTCCAGATTTGGAGGATGATGATTCTATAAAAATTCCTTTTGCCTTTATTTTTACATAACCATTTTCTGCATTAATAACTATATCACCATTTTTAGCAACAATAGCTTTGGCAATCGTTTCTCTAGGTATTTCTTCATTACCAAATTGCTTTTCCCAATTATATCCAACAACTTCTTCACTTTTTCCAGCACAAACAACCTGAGAATTTCCATTCTCATTTGTTATAAGACGATAACCTCCCTTTGCACTCATAGTAAGTGAGGTATTTTCATTTTTATCGTGAGGCCCGTATTTTAAAAACCCATAAAAATTATTTGATATTTCATGACCTGGTGGTTTTTTCTGTGCCATTTTAATTTACTTTACCTACTAACACAATCAATTACTCTTACAAGTTTTTGAGGATCGAATCCTTCTTTTTCTGGCTCAAAATCTTCAATTGCAGTAAATTTAATTACTGGTCTTATAACCGCCCCTGCTCCAGTATTACTATTTATTCTGACTGTTGGAATCTCAGTAATGTTGCAAGGTAAATTTAATGGGGTAATTGATACAATTTGTCCCTGTTCAGTAATAGACACTGAAGCTTGTAAGTTCGGAATATCTGGATCTAACGTTATAGAATCATTTACACTATATCCATATCCAGTATTAAGAACTTGAAAATCACGTAAGCATCCAATATAATCTCTTACATTTTGTTCTTGAGCGACTAAAGATTCTTCTGGAGTTCCAAATTCATCCGTCCCATCTGGTTGATTTAAATATCCACCTCCAGAACTAACCAATATAATTGATGTTACCTGACCATTTTCAATCTCTGCATATGCAGAAGCTCCTCTTCCTCTGTTACAACTATCTTCAAATACAACAAATGGTGGAGAATCATACCCAGATCCACCAAATTTTAAATTAACACCGACTACTTGACCGACAGTATCTACAATCGCATCAGCAGCAGCTCCAATTCCACCTCCACCAAATAAAACAACTTTTGGAGGTCCGCAACGATATGGATCTGTATTACAATCTAATGGTCCAGCATCCACACTAGATGCATCTCCAAGAAGACCACCAATTAAAGAATCGGCACCAGCAACTATATCACTCTCTGATGGAACTTTATTTAAGGTATTATTCCAATTATCTATTTGAGTTTGACTTGGACCATTTCCATCTGGTCCTAATCTAAACTTTTTAATTTGTTCGCAATTTGGTTTGGCACATAAAAATGATTCAAAACCAAGAATATAATCAATTCCTTGAAGAACTGATCCAACGATTTTAGCACCTTGACCAAGAACATCACTAATTTGATCTAAAATAGGACCTAATTTTTCATCTATTTGCTTTGCTAATGAATTAATCATCGCATTTATAAATTGCTCAGCAGCACAAAACACTGGATTAATAATTTGATTCACAAGAGCCATTAGAAAATCAATTACAAAATCAATAAGACCATTTATAATCTCATCAAATGCACAAATTAATGCTTGAATAACTTGTTCGACAACAGTATCTTTGATTAATGAAGCAATTTTGGGGAAAATTATATCTTTTAAATCATTTAATCCCCTTCTTATTTTTTCTATAATCCAATTTCTTAGTCTTTGTACAAGAGTTCGTAATACCGCACCGATAATTTCTGCAGTATTACGAACTAATGATGTGATACTTTGAAGTTTATTGATTGCTGGAAGAACATAAACTTCTCCATATTTTTGAATTTCCTTTAATGTGTTAAAGAAATTTAATAGTGCAGTATCTATTTTTGCTACCGTAGATGTGCCACAAGTGTCTGTAAGATCAATTTCGGGGACTTCTACTAATGATTTTATTGTTTGGTACTCTACGCTATTAACATACTTAGCACACTCTGGCGACTCATCCCATATTATGCCGCCACCTTTATTGGTTTGAAGTTTTACACACTTACCAAATCTTTCTTTGTCTGTTTTAATTGCTTGTCTTAATAATTCTCTCGCTGCCTGACCTTGAGCTCTTATTGCAGGATCATCTGAATTTAATTGTTCTTGAATTGTATCAGAAACTATTTTTAAATCTTCATTAGTTAATCCCAGAACATAACTATCACTATCATCATCAATTCTCAAAAATGGATTTGTTGAAGGTTCTAATAATGTTGAGGGTGCTGGTGCTTGTGGTGGTGTTTGTGATGGTGATGGTGTTTGTGATGGTGCATTTCCACCAAAAGGAATTACTTGTAATGCTATGGGTCCTGTTGTATATGTTGTTGCTGTGGAGGAAGAAGATGGTGGTGGTGTATATGGTATAATTAATCCTTCCCTAATAAATCCATTAAAATCTTCAACACTAATTCTAGGACTTCCTGATACTGTTTGAGATATGGGTATAAATGGTACAAATTCTAATGTTTGAATGTTTTCTCCAGATTTAGCAACTCTATATCCAGTTCCAGATGAATTTATCTCAAATACATTTCCATCCTTAGGATTTATATAAAATTTACCTGGTTTAAATACATTTGCCATTATTTTTTACCTAGTGTCCTATTTATTTGCCGTCTTAGATTTTTGAAATTCTTCCGTTGTTGGTTTTGCTTGTGATTGTGGTTTCATTCCACCTATTGTTTGATGCATTCCAGGATCCCAAGTGATAAACCTATCAATAGTTTTAAATTCTGTAGATTGTGAATATATATTGCTACTTATATCAGCAGGTCCTATTTCAATTTTTTCAAAGTTTATAGGTAAAACCTCAGAAATTACTGGAATTTGTGGATTTGGACTATCAGAATCTAAGAAGTATCCCCTTACCCATTCACCACCAATAAGACTAACAGATCCACTACTTGAATTTCCATGAGTAGTTGGTTCGGCAACTATTGCCCAAGGTAACTTGGAATCTGGCAGTACAGATCCGTCTTTTGAATGTAGTGCTGGTATTCTTACTTTAACTCTGTTACCCCATGCTGTTTTCCAAGTTCCATTTTGATTATATTCATTCCAATTTGGAACTACTTGCCCCACAAACCATTTCATATTTGAACCTGCAAAGGCAAAATTAGAATCCATCATGGATTAACTTATCCTCTCTTTTTAGTATATAGACCATAGGTATCACGAACTAGGGTCATAGACGTAAATGACCTTTTTGCATCAAAATGATGACATAAATTCAGAATCAAATAATTCCCACTTTGAGTCGAATCATTAGATCCCATTTCTTTTTTATCCTGACTTACAGTTTCAAAATTACATTTTATAATATCACCGGCACATAATTGTGGATTACAAGGAACAGTCATATTGATAACTTGCGTGAATAGCAAATTATATCTCATAGTTGATTTTGCCTGCCAATATAATGGAGAATTATTTGTATTGCCGGAAACTGTTGGATCTAATGTACCAACATCGAGAATATGATAGTGAGTTCGTGTAAAACTTTTATTTGTTGGAATTTCAACTTCCTTTTTACCTAAAGTTTCTTCTAGAGGAAGTTCTTTTTCTGGCAATTTACATACAATTTCAGTATATTTAAAGTATCTCGGATCAAAGAAAACATTTCTACTTACATAAACTCCAGATTCTAAGGCACTCATTACATTTTGATTTTTAATAATGTTAAATGAGGATATTTTGAAATCATTTTCATCAGTTTCAACCCCTGATCTTAATACATCAGTCCTAAAGTATGTTGCTTTTGGTTCTTGTTTAATTAAATCATCAATTGCTTTATAATTAAATCCTCTAGATGTTTCATAAAAAAAGTATCCAGGATTCCCCTTCTCTGGTACTGATTTGGATGCTAATAAACACAAGGTTTCAAAAGGACTTTTACAATTTCCAAGAAAATTATATGAATTTTTAGTAGGAGTTGCAAAAAATTTATCGCTTTTTATTTTTAATTCTGTTGATACTATTCGTTTTACTGTATCACTAATTCTCCCACCATAATTTTGAAATAAGGTAGATTCTTTATCTAAAATGGCAGCATTTGAAACTAATCCAAGAACAACTATTTTTCTGTTCGACTCCTCTCCGGGAGAAGCAGAATCATTCACGTATAATGGATTTTTTTGAAAATCTAAGGAACCTAACTTTGATTGTATCTTAACAAATAATTTTTCATTACCAGTAATTGGTAGTCCATTATAAATGTTTGTTAATCTCTCTTGATTATCATACTTTTTATTACCAATAATAGAGGCACCAGTATCTACAAATATTAAATTCGCAGTAATACATGGAGATAATAAACTCTCGTAGTAATTAAAGGTTACTGTTTTTCCTTCCAAACGCACTCCTTTACCATTCTTATCAAGAGTCATTAATTCGTATTTGGATGCTGATGCTGCGTTTGCCATTTATTATGCCGACCTTATTGGAATTGGGTATGGAAGAGGAACATATTTCTCAACTGGTTGAACTGCCATCAAAATAACATCAGAACCAGAATCTTCTTCCATTAAGAATGGTAATTTATTTAGAGCAACCTTTGAGTAAGGACTTGGTTTTAAACTACTTATGTTTGGACCACCACCCGGTTTTGATGGTGTGGTGCCTAGAACTTCAATTTTTGCACCATTAATAACTCCCCCAATATTTGGATCTTTTAAAAGAGTTCCTGGTGCAAGACCTCTTAGTTGTTCCATGGCAACTCTACTCAAATCTATAACTCTTCCCGCAATAAAAGGACCTCTATCATTAATTCTCACTATTATACTTCTACTACCAGAAGTAATTCTAACCTTTGTTCCAAATGGAAGTGTTTTGTGAGCAGCTGTTAAATCATTACCAGTAAATGTTTCACCATTTGCTGTTTTTTTCCCATAAAATCCAGGACCATACCAACTTATTTCCCCATTTAAAGTAGAGGCAGTAGTTAATTTTGATTCTTTAACCTTAATATTCCCACCAAATCTAAAATAATTATCCCCGGTATTATAATTTGTAATTTTATTTCCGGAGGCATCAAGTAGTTCAAAGTGTAAATGTTCTCCTGTTGTTCTCCCAGCCCCAAAATCTCCAGGTTTTCCTCCTGTTTTTCCAATCATTCTAGTTTGACCTGCTTCAATTTTATCACCTTGTTTAACTAATATTTGAGATAAGTGTGCATATCTAGTTTTCTGCCCATTCGTATGCCTCACAACTATTTCATTTCCATACCCATTAGGATCTCTAATTCCTGCAAATTCAATTTCACCTGGAATAAAAACCGAAACAGGAGTTCCTTTAACAATTGCATAATCTCGTGCTGGATATCCATGAGTATTTTGTCCAGAAGGTGGATTAATTCCTCTTCCAGGATATTTACTAGGTTTTTCACCACCTTCACTTTCATATATTTTTCCATCAATAATAGGAGGACCCTCATTTTCAGAAACGGGATTATCACCTGGAGGCGTCATAGGAGATATTTTATCCATTATTTTAGTAAATTCTTTAAAATTTGAAGTCATTTCTTCAAACAATTCAATATTTTTTTTATCTGCTATTGTATTTTGTTTTGATTTTGTTACAGTCTGATTAAATGTTTCAAAGTAATTTACAGATTGTCTTGCTCTTCTTTCTCTTCCGGTTTGTCCGCTAGTTTGTCTAGCACTTATTGAACCACCAGTTGATCTTTTTTGTGGAGTTGATCCAACTTTATTCCCAGATGGTCCAGTTCCTGGTTGTGCAGCACTTGGCGGCAGTCCAGGCATAGAAGGCTTTGCATTTCTTTGATTTTGTTCAACTTGTTTTTTCTTTTGTTCAATATCAAGATTAAATTTATCTAAATCCGTTTTTAATGTGTCAATCTTATTGTTTATTTCTTTTCTTTCTGAAATTGTTTTGTTTTGCTGATCAGTAGAAAATCCCTGTACAAAATTTATTACTTTTCCAGTACCATCAACTATGGCACCTATAAAAGATTTTACACCTTTAATAAATTCAGAATCAAAAAACTTTTGCAGTCCGCTTAAAATTTGTGGTAAATTATTAACAACTATACCAAGCAATATAATACCAAAAAATTCAAGAATCTTATCAAAAATACTCATAGGTCCGGATAATATAGTATTTTTGATATTGCTAAGAGTTGATTTAATTCCACCTCCTTCTATTTTCTTTTCTTTTTCTTTAGACTTTTTCTGATATTCTAAGTTAGTTGTTAATTGGTTTCTTTCAATACGAATTTTATTAAGTTTTTTATTTGAATTGACAAGAACACTTCTAATGTTAGTAACATTTAGTTTTAATTGTTTAACTTGATTTTTTTCCATTTTTTATTACACCATTATTCCATATAATTGTGGTGTTCTTTCCATCCACATATTGGACATATTCACAGAAGAAATTGAAGGAACTTCTGTTGATTGTGCTGGATATGTTGGTAATTTTGGTGGATCTGATTTTGTAGTTGGTAAATTAATTGGTATAACTGTTGGTGTTCTTTTTCTTTGAACTTGGGGAATAGTAGAACTAGTAGTTACTGGTCTAATATTTGAAGATCTCGTAGATGATGATCTTATTGGAGTAGTTTTTGATGTAGGCATACGCATAGATCCACCGCCTCCAGATCCTCCCATATTAATTTTAGGAGGACTGATGCTGCTTGGTTTTCTGCTAGGAGATGCTGAAGATGTTCTTGATGGAATAGAAGATCCTCCACCCATACCACCACCTTCACCATATTTGTCTTCCTTTGATTTTATTTTTTGTACCTGATCTTGTATGAACTCATTATAATCTTCAAGAACTTCTTTGAATTTTTCAGCATTAATTTTTTGTAATGAAGTTACCTCCATTAACTTTGTTACTGCTTTTTGAAATTGTTCCCATAAACGACCAGCATTTTCATTAATATCTTGAAGAATTGGTTTAAATATTCTAGCAGAAGGTGCTCTAACAACAAATTCATCCTGAGACAGCATGGCAGGAATGTTGTCTGCAGTATCTGATGATTTTCTAGTTCCCGGAACGACTGTACCACCATCAGCATATCTGCGAGCAATAGATTTAAATGATCTTAACAATCCTGGAACTTGGCCTCCATATGCGAATTGTTCTCCTGGACCAATCATAGGATTGGTCAAAGTTTGTATTTGGAATGATCTTTTTTCAATATTTTTTAATTCTTCTCTCACCTGTTCTGGTGTTTTTCCTGTTCTTTCTGCTTCCTTTTTAAGATATCCAGATTTTTCAAGTAATTTTTCTTGTTCTCTGTCTGAAATATTTTTTAAAGAAGCAGCACCTACTCCAGCAAGTATAGCCAAAGTTATAGGATTTGCCATCAATAATCCAAACAATCCTTGCAAAGTTTTAATTACTGTAATTATTTTTCCAATTGCACCTAATAACTTAATCGTTCCTAAGATTAAAAGAATTTCTTTCCAGTGACCTACTAAAAATCCAAGAAAGTTTGCTAACTTTTTAGCATTTTCTGGTTTTTCTAACCATTTAAAAACATTATTAACTATAATTCCCGTTAAGACAATTTTAAAAAACTCAATAATTTTTTCAAAAATACTTTTTGCGGGAGCAAGAACTTTATCAACCTGATTAGATAGTCCTGTCCCTATTTTTTTAACGGATTCTATTGCACCTTCTTTACTTAAAAATCTTTTTTTAGATTCTACTGCTTTTATCTTTTTATTTTTTTCCTTTTCTTCGGCAATTCTTAAAGCAAAATCAGTAGCTAATTGATTTTGTATTTCTACTAAAATTTTGTTTGTTTCAATTAAAGCATTTTCTATGCCTTGAGATTTATTTGAATCTGCTTGTGTTAAATTATCAGCATTTTTTCTTCCAAATATGTCAGCAGACCTTATTAATGATTTTTTTAAAATTAATGGTTTTATAAACTTAAATGAAGATCTCCTTAGACCTAATTTAGGCGAAGAAGATCCTCTTATTAATGGAGAAGATATATTACTTCTATTGATTTTTGGTATGGATGGAGCTTTGTAAATTTGACTATCCACTAGCTTGCTGCTGTTTCAGATTTTCTTCTTCAATATAATTTTTCAATAGTCCAACATAAACATCCCTTTCCCAGGGAATCATATTCTCAATCTCACTCAAAGAATATTTATGATGCTGAATCAACTGAAAATTTACAAAGTAGTATGACTCAAGACTAGTATGAGCCATACCTAGCTGAAAAAACTTGCTAGACCCTCCAGAACAATTTCACTTTCCACATTTGTATTTGGATTTTTAACTTTTACTGTATGAGAAAGTTTTGGCATCGTTGTAAAGAAAGTTTCAATTTCTTTAAACTGCTTTGTATTTAACTGCTCAATAAAATCCTCAAGTTCTTTTTTAGTGCAATCTACCGCACTCCAAGATTCTTCTTCATCATAAACCATATCAATACAAGAACTAATCAGAGAAAGAGATTTATTAACATCACTTCCCTCTGCAGATATCTCGAAGTTGTTTTCTACAAACTGATGTAATGCTGGATACTTTAATTTCATCGAAAGTTTGTCATCCAACTTAATAATATTATTATGTTTTGGATCTTTTTGAACCTTTATGTCATCAATATTGATTTCTAATTGAACTGTTGTTTCCCCATCATCAGGACAAGTTATATTTACTTCAACAGTTTCACCAACAGATTTTGCACGAACATTCAGAAACAAGTATTCGATATCAAAAGTTGATAAGTCTTCTACCTTAATATTTTTTGTTAAAATACACTCAGAAAGAATCTGAACAATTGCATCAGAAATTTGTTTCAGATCTTCTGTCTCAAGTGCCATAATCAGAATTTTTTCTTCTCTGACAAGAAATGGGCGATATTTAATTTTTTTCCCGTTTGATGGCAATTCCAACTCAAATGTTGGTGTAGAAATTTTAGGTAAAGGCATAATGTCCTATAGAACTTCAGTTGTGATTATTTATTGATTATTTTGGAAATCATTTATTGTGATTGGTTCTCTACTTTGAGATTCTATTCTTTCAATTCTATCCAAAAATTCTCTATCTGTTTCACCATTTCTGGATGGTTCTGGAGAATTGACTTGAGAAAAATCTTTCGTAACAATATACCTGTCGTAATTCATAGTTACTGTCACTTTCATTACTTCTGAGGGTCCATAAGAAACTGGAATGCTTGTTAGTGATTTTGGAAATGCATTAATAAATCTATAAACAAGAAGTGGATTTCTACCTACTCCAGTTAAAACATTACGATTAAATTTTGAAATTGATAAAGTATCTATTTTGTAATCATCTGGATATACAAATCTTCTATAAATATTTCGCTTCAAACCATCAGGTATTGATGATGCGGCAGGTTCTCGTGGTGTGGTATTTGGACTGTTACCTCCAGAGATATAATCCATCCAACCTTCAAAAAATCTTAGTGTATTATAATTTTGATCTACATAAAATGAAAAATCAATATCAGTATAAAGTCTTGTATGGGCAAACTCTTGAGTGACTCCCATAAAATTATCTTTTACTTCTGCAGTTGCATAAGAAGATGATGGTAAAGATGCATCACAGCATAATAGACCCAAATCTTCTGAAATAAATCCATCCAATCTAAAACCTAGTTCATTTCTAAATGTAACATCTTTTAAATGTGTTTTTAATCTAGCACTCAATCCACCAAAATGAACCTGATATTGATTTGTTAGTGCCAGACTACCATACAATTCTTTCATTCTTTGAGCACTAATGTTACTAATAATAGTAGGTGCTATAGACGCCATCTAAATATCTTATAAGAGGTTTATATTATTAAGTATTTAGATGTCCTACAAAGGAAAATATTCACCATCATTTCCTCAAAAATATAAGGGAGATCCTACAAATATTATTTACAGATCTTTGTGGGAACGCAAATTCATGGTGTATTGTGATACAAATGAAAGTATACTAGAATGGGGAAGTGAAGAAATTGCACTTCCATATCGTTCTCCGATTGATAATCGTGTTCATAGATATTTCCCTGATTTTTATATCAAAGTAAGAGAACAAACCGGTCAAATTAAAAAATATATTATTGAAATAAAACCTAAAAAACAAACAGTAGAACCAAAAATCCAAAAGAAAAAAACAAAAGCATACATCTATGAAGTTGTTGAGTATGCCAAAAATCAGGCAAAGTGGAAAGCTGCAGAAGAATTTTGTAAAGATCGTATGTGGGAATTTAAAGTTTTAACCGAAGATGAGTTGGGT